CTAAGTCGCAACCACGATACATCAACATATCACCAGTTTCTAGTTTAACTTCTATACCCTCTTTACCTTCTTTACCTGAAGGCTCTAAAAATATAGACCAATCATCTCCACCTAAATTCATGGTAGTAGATATTTCACATGAGTATCTGTCTTTATGTCTTTTTAAAACATCACCTTTTTTATAGATTCTTGCGTATGAATAAGTTTCAGTTAGTTTAACGCCTGATTCTTTTTCCATAATAGGTTTAACTTTTTGCAATAAAGTTTCCATCACTATGTCTGCGTAATGCGAATAAGTTTCAGGTATTTGGTGATCGTTCCATACCCCAAAGTATTCAGTAAACCCTGATATATATTTTTCATCAAACAAATGCCTTGCTACTGCTCGTTTGTTTAAAAAATATTGATAACAAAAATCTGCTAACTCTGCTGATATAGCTCCTTTAATTACTTGGTATTTATCTTTTTTAAAACTCATTTTTTTTCTATTGAATATTTGCAACCATTATTAATCTTTTTTCATTAAGAGCAGGTGGTTCAACAGAATGATTAAATTTACCATCAAAAATAATTGCACCATCTTCTTTGGGGTTTGAGAAAAATTTTTTATTGTTTTTATCAAAAACTATCGTTTTTCCATTTTGAAAACTATTCAAATAAACAATAACAACTTTGTGCGGTAGGTTTAAGTCAGTATGCGGTACGCTTTCTTTTAAGGCGTTATGTAAAACTAAATTAAGATTCATTCTATAAACAACATCAAAATTTATATTATTAAAATCTAATATTTCTTTTAATATAAAATAACATTTTTCAAAATGATCAGAGTTAGGAATGCTAATAGCTGGTACTTGTATTCCATTGTTTTCGTGTTGTGGACTTCTTAACAGCTCGTGACTAAAAAAATCAATATCTTTATCTTTTGAATTAAAAGTAGTTTTACTTTGATAAAACCAACCCATTTGTTCTGTTAATATAATATTTTTTAACTCTTTGTAATTTTCAGTTACAGGATTTTTTAATTCAGTAATCATTTTTCATTTCTCTCACCATTGCGTAAATAATAAAAATTGTACAAATCAAAGCAATTTCTTGATTTTTATATAAAATCCAAACAAAAATATCTATCATCTAAATGGGTATCCTAAATTCCAACACACTAAGGAGTGTCGTATTCCTTTGGTTACTGGTTTGACTCTATGCCAAACAAAAGAAGGAAAGATAATTACGCTACCTTTCTTTCTAATTTCTTCACATATTCTAGGTTGAGAGCCTTCGTCTGTGTTTCTAAAATCAAACTCTAAATCTCCGCCTTCGTATTCATCAGGATCGGTAAGAGATACAGTCATACTAAGTTTTCTTAACTTACCATGTGTATTGGCATTTTCAGGTTGGTTATAAGGTTCTTCGTATGAGTCACAATGCCAATCGTAAAACTGACCTTTTTTGTATTCGGTAAACTGACAAGATTCTGAAAAATCCCAATCAAAATTCCAATCAGCACTAGCGTTTGCTTGATGTATGTAGGGTTGTATTTCTTTGTATATCCATTGGTCGTTCATCCAAACAACATCAGATTTGCGTTTCTTTTGAATGTTTTTGAGTTCTAGTTTGGTGAGTTTGTCTTTACTAGCGTTACCTGTAAGAGCAGTTTCTTTTTCTTGCTCTTTGCCGTAACGAATTATATCGTCACATATTCTTTCAGGTATTACAGATTGAAAGTACCAGTAGTACCATTTTAAATTCATATGTAAATTATATCTTATTTACACCCAATCATCTGCTTCGATTTGTCTGTATACAGTTCTAATATCCCAAACACTTGATGCTGTTTTAAAAGCTGGTTCTTGAACAATAACGACTCCTGAACCACCTGCTCCACTACCACCATATATGGGTGCTGGAAAACCTGCTCCGCCTCCGCCTCCGCCTGTGTTCACTGTTCCTGCTACAGCTGCAGAGTTTGGTGCTATTGCTCCATTTCCGCCACCACCTGCTCCACCTGTTCCACCTGCGTTACCCCAAGCATTCATAACACCACCGCCTCCACCACCTGCTCTTGTAACAGATGAGCCTGAGATAGATGAAGCTGTACCTGCTCCGCCTGGTCCTGATTGACCACTTACTCCACCTGTTCCTACGGCACCTGCTCCACCACCGCCACCCGAACGACCACCGCCATCTGAAGCACCGCCAGTATTTCCTTGAGATGGACTGACTGGGGGAGTATTTCCTGCTCCGCCTGATTGTGAGCCTGGAGGACCACTTCCTGCTCCCCCACCTGAACCACCTGCTCCACCATCTGCGTATTTAGCACCATAACCTCCGCCTGCAGAAGTTATAGGGGTAGGAGTTCCCATCACTGAATTAGAACCTGCATTACCATCCTGACCATTAGGAACTGGAACTGCAGCACCTCCTGCTCCTACTGTAATAGGGTATGGTGAACCACCTGAAACTGGCGTTGGACCTGTTCTAAAACCACCTGCTCCGCCACCACCTCCAACATACTGTGCACCACCACCTCCACTAGCTCCACCTGCTATAACAAGATATGTAAGAGTTGTTGTAGCAGGTCGAGTGGTAAGCGTTCCGCTTGAATTAAATGTTGTTACTAAAGCGGCAGTTGTTGCCGTTGTTTGTGCTGCTCCGATTAATCTTGGCATATTACACCCATGTTCCTGCTTTTACATTATCGTAAACTGCGTTCATACTCCACATACCTGATGCTATACCGATTGCAGGTTCTTTAACAATAACTACGCCTGAACCGCCAGAGCCTCCTGCTGAAGATGCAGAGTTTCCGCCACCTCCACCACCGCCTCCAGTATTTGCTGAACCTGCTGCACCTGTACCTGCTGCGTTACTTGTTGGATTACTTCCTCCTGCTGTACCTGCTCCAAAACCCTCTGCTCCGCCACCTGCTCCTCCTGCTCCTCCTGCTGTTACTCCAGAAGCATTATGTGTTCCTCCACCGCCACCACCTGCGTAAGTTACATCTGAGCCTGATGCAGTAGAAGGGGAACCTGCTCCTCCATCTCCTGCTGTTGCTGGTATAGCTGGAACTGGACTATCATCTCCAACAAACCCTACAGCAGAAGCACCACCGCCACCACCAGCAACTCCATAAGCTGAACCAGTACCACCGCCTCCTGCATTTCCTTGTGAGGGTGAAACTGGTGGTGTGTTTCCTGCTCCACCGCCACTAGATGGAGCTATAACTCCGCCTCCGCCACCTGAACCGCCTGCTTCTGCTGCATCGGCAGATGGTGAACCTGATACAGCACCACCACCTCCACCTCCAGTAGAGGTTAAAGGTGCGGATGCNCCAAAAANTGANTTNCTNCCNGGTGCTCCATTAGCATCAGGTGCTCCTGAACCACCTGCTCCTATTGTGACTGGTACATCGCTACTTGGAATTGGATGTGCTGCTATATCTCTAAAACCACCTGCTCCTGCTCCGCCACCAAGTTCTCCACCACCTGCTCCTCCTCCTGCAACTACTAAAACTTGTGCAGTAGTAGATAAAGGTTGAGCAGTAAATGTTCCGCTAGAATTAAAAGTAGTAATTTGTTCTGCTTGTGTTGAAATAGAATTTTCTACTCCAATTATCCCACCATTAAGGTCAGCCATGGTTAAACCTCAGTCCAAGCTAAACTACTAGCATCCCATGTGTAATTAGTTGTAACTATAGGATCACCTGTATAGGTTTCACCTAGCCACTTTTGATTATCTTCATCCCAAGATATTATAACGTCTACTGAGTTTATTTCTGTAACAGTTGGATATGTAACTGGTGCTTGCCAATCATCGCTAGAATCTAGTGACCAAGATGGGTATGGTTGAGGTAATATAAATTTATCTTTAGAGGAATCGTAAGAGAAACCAATACCTGCGTATTGTTTTCTAAAGTTATTGTTGTATGAGGTTTGTTTCCAAGCAACACCACCTGTTCCGTATGGAACGATTGATGCTACAAATGTTTCTGCTTGGGTAGATTCATCACCACCATTGGCATCTACATCTGTGTTTGATATTACTATTACTTGTAATACTTTGTTGCTTGAATTAAGTTCTGCAAAATGAGCCATAATTAAATACCTCCTTAAGCATCATCTAGTTCTTCGTAACTAATGGTGTAGGTTAAATCTGAGTTTGCACTTGCACCACCCTCTAAAATGTCTCCTTCTTCAAGATAAATACTTGAGTTTTTATCTATTAAGACAAGAGTAGCATCAGCAGGAACAGCAATGGTAGAAGCAAATAAGACTACTGAGCCACCACTTTTAATGATCCCCATTGTTACTGTTGCTGAGTTTGTGCCATCAATGTTAGCAACAATAATGTTATTAACTTTAAGTAATTTGTTACTTGCACAAGTCAATAAATCAGTTGTTACTGTAGTAGTTAAAGCTCCGTTTATACTGTTTCCGTATATCGAAGTTACTGCTACTAGATTTGGATTTGCCATAATATTCTCCTAAGTTTAACCAAAGACTAAAGCCATAGCAATAGCTTTACCTGTTGTAGCTTTTGTATCAAGCTGG